ATCCAGTGAAACAACAAGGATATACATCTCCTATTGAACTAATATAAATTGATCTTGCTTGTTTTGTATAGCAAGTTATTTTAGGATATTGAGTTATATGCGGAACAATATCTTCTAATAATACCATATTGGTTTTCTTTTTGTGGAATAATATTTTAAAATCCTTTTCTCCGGAATAGTCGCCAAGAACATGAATTAAATTACCATGTTTATCAAATACAGGGCCGGTATCTCTCCCATCTATTTGGAGCATAAAATCATCAAACTCTAATTGCTTTGATAGAATTCTGCAATCTTCAATTTGATGTTGATTATGATTAAACGGAATCATTTTCCATATTGCTTTACCGCCTGCAGATATAAAAGTTTTTGCATTATTTAATATAGTAGTCCAACTAGTATTTTGTCTATATAAATGGTGTGTATCTTCCAGTCCATCTAAACAGAAATGTATTTCTACATTAGCATTAGCCAATCGTTGCCAAAATTCACCGTCTCTAGCACTACCATTGGTACTAATTACTAATTTTAGATCTTTGTTTTGTGATCTAAAATATTCAACTATATCTGGTGTTTCTGGATTCATTACAGCATCACCAAAATTACCATTGATATAGATACGAGTCAATTGTTTTAAAAATGTAGAAGTGAAAATATGTTTGGCATTATCTAATGATAGATTAGCCTCAACATATCCATCATTGTAAGGATATCCACGGAAATTACGGGGACATAATGGACACCGAGCATTACATAGGGATGAGATTTCTAAATGGACTTCTCGTATTTGATCATATGATATCATTCAGATGCATTCTTAAGGCCGGCTAGCATACTTTTAAGTTTACTGCTATCTACCCCTGCTTGAATTTTGGATTCCTCGCTTGGTGCTACTGTCGATCCTGTTTTGATCTGACTCAGGATATTAGTTGCGCCAACACCACGCAGGCCGCTTTCTTGTGCTTCTTCACCTGGGTCTGTGATGCGTAGACTTTCTAAATCAAACTCTAGATCTACTTTCATACCTACACCTGAACTACTACGTGTCTTCATGAGTTGTAATTGATAACGACCACGTTCACGCATAGCTCTAGAAGTAAAGATACCAAACACGTTATCAGCTGTGTTGATCTTAGATAAGCCACCTGCGATATGGCTGTGATCAAATTCAATTTCTTCTACTGCTCCACGATTTAACTGTGAAGCTGTGATCATCAAGATGTTTAATTCGCGTGCCAGATTTCTTAACTCTTCTGATACGTATTTGTCTTTGACAAATAAATCATTTGGGCTGACTTTAGCACTCACTGGCATGACCAAATCTAAATAGTCCACCATGATAAAGTCTACTTTAATACCTGTCTGCACTTGTAGCTCTTTAAGATAACTACGGATCTGATTTACGTTTGATTGTGCTGGCATATATTTGATACGCAGTGCTCCAGACTTTTTACCTACCATTTTAACTTTCATTTCAACTGTGTCGAGATCCTTGAACACTTCTTTGGTGCTACAGTTAGCTACCATACTGTCCATACGCATGGCACACAAACCTTCACTGAGTTCTAATGTTAAGAACACACCGTTAAGTCCTTGCGTGACCCAATTGATAGCTATGTTCTGCATGAACAGAGATTTACCACTACCCGATCCACCAGCAAAGATATTAAGTTCACCGCGGTTCATACCACCAAATAATCTTTTATCTAAAGTTGGCCAACCAGTTGACACTTGTCCGTTATTACTCTTGATCGCTAATAATCTAGCACGTGGATCTAAGAAATAGTCTGTGCCCATATCTTTGGTTAAACTAATCTGCACCGCATCTTTGATAAGTTTTTCAACTGGATCATAGTCACCTTTTTCCAACAAATCTGCTGATTTAAGGATCGCACGTTCAAGTTCATTACGACGAGTAAAACCTTCAAACTCTGCCATGAACCAACTGTAGTGATCTTCTGTTAGGTCTGGTACAGATTTACATTCTACACCTGTGACTGCTTTTACTTGTTCAGCAGTAGGCATGGCTTTATGATCATCTGTATGTGTTTTGATAAACTTGGCTACTTCACGCAAACTTCTATCAAAGTTTTCTGGATTATAGATGTTCTGCACACGCACATAACTCTGTGCATCCTGTAGCATCATTTCTAAAAATAGTTTCTGTAGTTCTGGGCTATATTCTTTTGTCATAGTTTAGGGCAATTAAAAGTACAATAATTTAGTTTAGCATCTTCTAGTGTAGAATAAAAGTCTTTAAGGTGATTTAACACTTCTGTAATAGTAGTTTTACTTATGTCATACAAATCTCGATTCTTATAGAATTCGGTTTTATAATAAAATCTATGATCACCAGCATAACAACAGGACATATAAAATCCATCAGCTGATATAAAATGTTGGAAATTATCACTCTTGCATTTTGCTGTTATTTCCACAGTTCTTTCCGGATTATTTTTCCATTTAACGATATTGTCGCTACGAAAAGTGATATTGTGTTTATTTGGTTTTAACCAATCATCTTCTCCATTCCATCTATCACTCGGCATTATTAAAAATTCATCAAACCCAAGTTCTTTAGATAATTCATTAGCTTGATCAATATCATTCTCATTGAATGAAAATGGGATATACTGCCAAATTGATTTTACATGAGAATTAGTTACTGTATCAATACCCCAGTTGATTGATTCCCAATCAGCATTTACTCTATATTTTGTAAAGTTATCAGATGTTCCGTCTATGGCAAAAGTTATCGTATCATCTTTATCTAACAGCGAAACTAATTCTTGCCACCAACTTTTTGTTTTGTAACTGCCATTGGTAGCTAATCTTATCAAACATTTTTGTTCTTTAAAAAAATCAATCATTTCAAATAGTTGATCATAATATATAGGATCACCGTAGTTTCCGCAGAGATTTATAACTTTACCTTTAAGATCAATATCTAAAAAATTTTTTAAGTGTTCTAAGTTTAGATTTTTATTAGTCCATTGTTTAGGAAATTGATTAATAAACTCTGTGCGGCTACAACGTGGACACTTTAAGGTGCACATGTTAGTAGGCTCAATATGGAATCCTTGTAATTGATCAAGCATATAAACGTTTCTTCATTAATTCAATCTTGAGTTTACTCGTCTGTTTACTATCTAAGATAGTTTTCAGCACAAACAACTTGCCATATTTTACCACCGCTTCATTTACGTCTTTACAAGTTTCTAACCATACAGGAAAGCTAACTGACCATCCATACTCTATAGCATTGTTGATCATCCGAGCACCAGCACGATCCCGATCAGCAACAACAATTACTTCTCTGCCCAACGACTCTATAATATCAGCTTGTGTTTCGTTACATTCATTGTTTAATACCGCTACACCATCTATGCTCATAGCATCAAACGGTCCTTCACAGACTATGACAAACTTGCTGTCTGCTTGTTGATTGTTGATATTGAACACAAAGTTTGGTTCATAATGACTGTGATATTTTGGTTTGACATTTTCTTCAATGGCTCTGGCAGTATAACCAATGGTCCTACCTTGCCAAACGAACGGTATGATGATTCTCTTGTGTAGATTATATTGTTCTTGACGAGTTGCGTAAAACTGATATTTAGCTATGTCAATTTTGCGTGTTACGCAATATTCCAGTGCTGGGTGGACATAATCTAGTGCGACTAAATTCACAGCATCTTCTGGTAATTCGCGAGCTTTGAAATCAATCTTTTCTTCTTCGGCTTCTGCTTTTACCTCTTCTGGATTAACCAATTCACGGACGCGGATAGCTTCGATGACCAAACGTTTGATATCAGTGTCTTCTGCACCCAACCATTTTAGTAACTTACGGAATTTGAATGTTAGATGACGTCCAGGTTGATACGATGCTTTGAAGTTGCAGTTAAAACAATGATAGCTGACACTGCCATCTGGGTTGGCTGTTAGTCCGCCACGTCCACGGGTATCTGCACTTTCACCATTATGTGGGCAACATACACCATTGAAACTGGTCCAACCACTGGGTGTGGTTTTCTTTTTTGTAGGTAAAATACCTTTTATGAAGTCGCTTATGATATTCAGCATATACTATATTATACACTGAACTTTTGGTTAGATCAACCTTTAGA